AGTCCCGTTGCTAAACTCCATGAATCCACTTTATAGAATAAAGTATTCCTTATAGTAGATTCAAGAAATCTGTCAACAACAGGTTTCGGGCTAATAGTTTCTTTAGATATTAGCTTGCTGCAACATCACCTATCCAGAGCTTTCTTAAGGCTCTTCGGTAGCGTGTACGGGTCGAAAGTTTATAGACATTCCCCTTCCGGTCTTTTCAATATGGAGATTCTTGGTATTTTCCCAATGGATGGCCCCTGACTTTGAGTCAGGGTCAAGTCCCAAGAATTATTGAATTCGGTCGTCCTAAACAGCCGAGAACCCTCCTATCTCCGAAAGGGCAGCAGAGGCGGCAGTTCCGGCCCACTCTTTGCCTTTCTTCCACAAAATGTCTCCTGCTTTGGCAGCAACAGCAGCAATTTGTGAGAAATAGGATTTCTCTACCTGATCAGGGTAGCCAACGTATCCAGAAATATCTTTCGTGGACAGAGCATTTTGAATGAGATCAATTGCTCGGCCGTCAACCACCCTTGGCTCCGGATCTGAGACCAGCCTACCCCGGATTTCGTACATGACTGTGCATGTGAAATGATAGATAGTGCCAGGAATCCCAGAAGCCATGACCAGGAGGGGTCCTCGTGTAGGAAGGGCGTTAGCACCAGCGAACCGCATGTTAGCGCCCGCCGCAGGATCAAGGAAGACGTAGTCCGACCACAAAGAGGTCTGAGGATAATTGGGATTATCTACAGCCGTAACCTTTGGGTGCCAGTTGACCACGATCTTCTCGGCAATTGAGCCAGATTGTACGCCACGAATGATCCTAGACGTGGGAAACGACTCCGCGTTGTTGGGTGTCAAAATCGGTGTTAGACCTGGGTCAATATGACCAGGCAGTTCCAACAGAATAAGATCACCGTTCTGCGGATTAGTTCCAGACATAGAACTAATAGGAAATACCTCAAGGGTGCAACCCACAACTCGGAAAGACACATTGCCAGTCGAGTTGATGTTAGGCACCTGATATGGTGGAGCGTCCCATAGACATTGGCCCATTTGGGCAATGGGAATAGGACCCGCTTGAGGTGAAGGGAGGGCAGCGCCGGCAAAAGCTCCTGTGGAGAAGCAGCCATTGACGACGTTCAGGAATGGACCACCAACAATATCGTTGTAGCCCGCACTCGTAGTATCCAACCACGAGGTGATACCAGGCGAAAAAGAGACGAATCCCATCCCACCAGTACCAATTTGGAAGTCACCCTCAGACCTCAGTTTAATACACCCAGTACGTCCTGGATATCCACCTAGATTACTAGGGATACCGACGTTTTCTGCCATAGGCGTATTGACCAAAGCCCGAAGATAATCCTGTCCCACCTTCGAGAGCACAGCACGAGATCCCTCGGCTATGTCCCTTGCATCTTCGACGACATCTCTTGCGAGAGCCTTCTTGACCCTAGCTGCCGATGTGGCAGCCGCAGCCGGCTTTTGCTGCTTGCGTGAAGGCTTACCAGAGTTTGTGACCCTAGTTACCTTATTGGCTCTAGATTTGCTAGACATTGTTACTTTATGTTTGACTCGAAAAACACTATTCTTGCGCCGGTAACTCAGTACTTCTGACATCTCTGTCAGAACTCCCAAGCGCCCTCTCTGCCCAATTCTCTAAGGATTTCACCATGATTTCCAAAGGGTCCTTGAACAGAGTCGAAAGTAGTATCGTCTCATCTACATGACCGTAACAAGCCTTAGCGAGTCGGCTAACTTGATCTCTATCCAAGGGATCAGCACTCCTGCCCTGAGGAATGCGCTTCGTCATCAAAACGACAGAAGCAGTTGGTTCTTTAAAAGTACCAGGCTGTTGGTTACGCAGCCGTAAGGGTACCCCCGTGTGGGTCATCATTGGTCTTAAATCGACTTTGATCGGAACGCTATCTCCCCATAGAGTAGCTTTCAGATCAATGGAAGTGTCGATCGGATTTTCATCTCTGTCCAAAATCTTCCCACGCGTGGTCTTTCTCCAAGTAAGCCACCTAGGCTTACGTGTCGTTCCAATACACTCGAAAGTTTTCCTCATCACGTACCTCTGAGCCGGAGTTGTGTAAAATTTCCCAATAGGAATCAAACCCAACCCCCCCGCTACCATAGGCACGAAATAATTATTACCTCGCTCGGAGTAAGTCTTTAAAGTAGTTGACCAGTTTTTGCCGAATTCTCTCCACAACCAGAGAGGATCAGCATGGCCACCCACCGAACTCACCACAAGGTTCCAGACCGTAGGATCCTTCACCTCTTCGCCCAATTTGTCCACCCTCTTTATGAGGTTCCAACGAATAGAAGGAACTTCATAAACTGCCACACCCCCTTCCCTAACACTGTACAAGACAGAGTTGAAGGAGAAGCAACACCCAGCACCCACACGAGAGACAAGAGTTTTAGTCATGTTTAGCGTCCACAAACGGGACACGTAAACTTTGTACTCCTCAAGCATGAATTCTGGGAAGAAGATGAGACCATCGTCTCCGTTGACCATATAGTCCAACAATAGAAGAATTTCCTTACGATCTAGGACGCCAGGCATTGACCTGACGCGATCGAGAAAGAGTTCTTTCACTGCCGCATGTATCCGACAAAGAGCAACAAAGGAAGGCCTACAGCCCATTCCTTGACCATTTGTTCTTTTCCAAATGACCCGCTCTCCGTTCAAAACACCATGAACGTAGGCTCCCTTACCGCACCGCGCTCGTGCACCGTTTACCTTCCCCCAACTCTCCCGATAGATCTCTCTATATTCAGGAGGGATCGTCCACTCTGTGGCAGCACAGGTGAGATCCGGGTGAATGCATTCCGTTGCAGCACTCGCGTCGTCCGAGACAACGATGGTGCGCATTCCCGTCAACTTCTCAAAGAGGCGTGCAGCTGTGTAAAAACGTTGCATCCGTTCTAGAGTTACCTCCAGTCCGGACATAATATGTCTACATTGCCGAACATTCTCCCTCTGAGTATGTTTCTGGTAATCCGCCCAAAATGGGGACTCTGCAGCTTGTGTAGCTTCAATAGTCCTAACCTTCAAGGGTTCACAGATAGCCACATTCTTTCTGTGGAACTCACCCTGGTAAGATTTTATTACCTCAAAGACTTCCTGTCTCGAAGGGAACACCATCCCACCCTGATAAGAACATACAGTTGCATCCCCACACAACTGCATTCCCTTTTCGGTCCGATTCCACCACCAACCATAAACCCCCCCCTTCTTCTGGCTACTCTCGTAACAAGAGTTCAAAGAAAAATCTTTGACGAAGTCGGAAGGAATCCACGGCTCTTGATCCTTAAACATATACTGCACCTTGACCGAAACAGCTTCGATGAACATATCATCTTGACCATCCCGTTTTGGAGCGGTTGCAGTGTTTATGGCATCTTGAACGGTAGCGTTCACGAATGCTTTTGGGACTGTGTAGCTTATTTTCTTAAAGTCAAAAATTGTCTTGGCTACAAACAATTTTTTCTCTGATTTCCTCTGAAAGAGGCTTTGAAAATACTTCCTAGGGCCACCCTTGAAGGGGCAGCCAAACTTAGGTGTCTCACCAGACATTCTGGCAAGAGGCCACACGATAAAATCTTTAAAGGTTTTCACACACCCCTTCGCAGACCAATCTTTGTTCCCAAAAGTAAGGTCTATGTCGTCACCATTGACGACAAGTCCAAACCCAGCGGTTTCGAGCGTCTTGAGTAGACACTCCAAGTACCGCAAACTCGTTCCGAAGAAAAAGCAGAATAGGTCATCATTACTCCCAAGTAATGAATAGACCCTCCTTGCTTCTCTCCAGAGCCATTCATGAGTCAAATCATGACTGGACTTAAGGATTAGGGATCTCCGTATCCCCTTCGGGCAGACAAGATGTGGGCTCACAACCCCCATCTCGTCCGCTGATACCTGAATGAGTAGGTTGTCGTCCATCAGACGAACAACCTTATTACCCATGAGGCGCTTCTTTCTCAAAGGAAGGCTTCGCATGTTTTTCAAAGACATGTTACTGG